CTAGAAAAAGAGCTGCAGAGATAAAACGAACTGCTAAGGCTTACAAGTTAGGTAAGAAAGTAAATATAAAAAAAGTACAAAAGTCTAGGGTAAAAGACAAAAAGAAAAAATAATGGCAGCTAGTAAAACTTGTAAAAATACAGGCTGCAGAAATAAGTTTAAACCTTCTGGAAGACAGATTTATTGTTCTAAACCTTGTAAAAGAAATGCTGAATGGAAACGCAGTAAAAAAGAAACTATAGATACAGAAGAGAAAGTTATAACTTCTACTTCAAGAGGTAATGACTACCCAGAGTTTGTACAAAAGTATGCAGCTAAATTAGAATCTAAAAAACTTACACATCAACAAGTTGCAGACGCTATGAATATATCTCGTAGTGTTGTTACAAAAATGTTAGCTGCTTATGTAGAAGATAAAGAAAACTACGAATTACAAAAAGACTGGGAGATAGCAGAAGATACAGTCAAGTCATTACAAGACTTTAAAGATTTTAGAGATAGATATTTTAAAACAGAAACAGGCGAACTATACGAGACAGCAGATTTTCACGAAAACTGGATAAACAATATTGTAGATGCTATAGAGAATGGTAAACAACAAATGATACTGTCACCACCACGTCACGGTAAGACAGATTTGCTTACACATTTTGCTGTATGGCAGATATGTAAAAATCCAAACATAAGAATTATGTGGGTAGGTGGAAACGAAGATATTGCAAAAAATGCAGTAGGTGCTGTACTGGACCATTTAGAAAATAACGAATTACTCAATGAAGAAATAAACGGTCCAGGAGTAAAGTTTCAACCAAAAATCCGCAGCGGTAAGTCTTGGTCCTCTGGTCAATTTACTATAGGTACCAGAACAGTTACCGGTATCAAATCACCAACTATGGTAGCTGTAGGTAAAGGTGGTAAAATACTTTCTCGTGACTGTGACTTAATTATTGCAGACGATATAGAAGACCACGGTACAACAATACAACCTAGTGCTAGAGAACAAACTAGACAATGGTGGACAACTACTTTGTCATCTCGTAAAGAGGAACATACTGCTGTAGTTGTTATTGGGTCAAGACAGCACCCAGAAGATTTATATAACTTCTTACTAGAAAACCCAGAGTTTGAAACAATAGTAGAAGAAGCACATAGTTCCGAGTGTATATTGCCAGAGACAGAAATAGAAGAACATCAAGACTGTATGTTGTGGGCTAGTAAGCGTACTTACAAATGGTTAATGTCACAAAAAAATAATGCAGACACTACAGGAGGTAGAGCTATATACGAGATGGTATATCTTAACAAAGCATTTGTTGAAGGAATAACAATGTTTAATTCAGAAGATATAGACCAATGTAGAGATGTTAACAGAAGGATAGGTCACATACCTGCAGGTACACATCTAATTGCAGGATTAGACCCTGCATCTACAGGCTTTCAAGCGTGTGTTTTATGGGCAGCAAATCCAGAAACAGGTCAGTTGTATCTTGTAGATATAGAAAACGAAAAAGGTGGCGGTGTTATACAAGCTAAAAAATCTATACAGAGATGGTACGAAAAATATAATCTTGCACATTGGGTTATAGAAGAAAATGGTTTTCAGAAAGCTATTAGACAAGATAAAGATATTAAAGACTATACAAGTCGTTTTGGTATTTATTTAGAAGGACATCAGACACAAAAGAACAAGTATGACCCGATTTATGGTGTTGGAAGTATGCAACAGTTATTTGAACAAAAGCTAATAAATCTACCATATGGTGACACAGAAAGCGAAACTAAGAGTAATATATATCGTAGGCAACTAATTTATTTTTCATCTGCTGCTAGTAAGGCAAGTAAGGCGAAAAACTACAAATCAGATGTCGTAATGGCTAGTTGGTTTCCACTAAAAGTTATTAGAAGATTAGGAAAAGAACGGCTAGCTGAGGTAGGATTAGATTATAAACCTAGTTTTGGAGAATGGAATTTAAGCGATATGAACGAAAGTCCTTGGGGATAGAATGAAACCTGAAGAGATACAATATAAAATAACGCAATTACACTTTGATAACCAGAGTGCATATTCTACTAGAGGTCGTATTCGTGCAATTATGAATGGTGGACCTGATGGTTTACTAGCTTTACTAGGTGACCAGATAAAAGGTTTTCAAGATTTCCAAATACCTGTACCTAACTTAATGATGTCAGGTTTAGAACACTTGTCACAAAAGATAGGTCGTATTCCTAATTTAAAAGTAGATGTACCTAACAATAAAGATTCTGACAGAGCTAGAGCTAAAGCAGATAAGATAGCTCGTATTGTAACTTCGTATGATGATACACAAAAACTAGATTTACAAATGCCACAAGTAGGTAGATGGTTACCTGGTTATGGTTTTGCGGTATGGGTTATTAGAGAAAAAATAGGTCCTGATGGTACACCATATCCGTGTGCAGAACTACGTGACCCTTACAACTGTTTTCCTGGTTACTTTGGTGCAGACCAACAACCAAAAGAAATGGCTATTGTTCGTAGAGTACCTAAAGCTGCGTTGTCAAAAGCATATCCAAACTCTGCTGACAAAATAAACAGCAAAGATTTTTATCAAACAAATACATTAGGTGTTGGTAATGCTTATGCTTCTGCTTATACAGACTCATACAATGGTTCTTGGGCAAACTCAAATGGCGAAGGTGACCTTATTGCAGAGTACTATAACGATGAAGGTACATACATTTTCCATATGACCTCTGCAACTATTCTTGACTTCATACCTAATCCACTAGATAGTGGACCTGCTTTTGTAATTGCAAAGAAATTTGCTTTTGATAGATTACAAGGACAGTATGACCAAATCATAGGACTTATGGCTTCTATGGCAAAAATAAATGTGATGTCAATAATAGCTATGGAAGATGCAGTATTTACAGAAACAAACATATCTGGTGAGATAGAATCAGGACAGTATCGTAAAGGTAGATTTGCTGTAAACTATTTAGCTCCAGGTACACAAGTAAGTAAACCTGCATCAAATGTTCCTTATCAGATTTTCCAACAGATAGACAGAATAGAGAGACAACTACGTGTAGGTGGTTCATATCCTATAACAGATGATTCACAATCACCACTTAGCTTCGCTACTGGTAGAGGATTAGAAGAACTAGGTGCAAGTATGTCACTTATGATTAGAGAATATCACACAGTTATGGCTGATGCTATAGAGATGATTGACTCTAAGAGATTAGAGTGGGATGAAAAGATGTATGGCGGTAAAGCAAAAGAATTATCTGGTTACTATAACAATCAATTCTTTAGTGAAAAGTATGACCCTGCAAAAGATATACAAGGTGCATTCAAAACTAGAAGAGTTTATGGTGCTATGGCAGGATATGATGAGCCACAAAAAATTGTAACAGGGCTGCAGTTACTACAAGCAGGCATTATAGACACACAAACACTACAAGAAAACTTAGATGGTCTTGATAATCTATCTGCAGTAAATAGCAGAATTACAAAAGAAAAAGCAGATAAAGTTTTATTTGATACATTATTGGCTCAAGCACAACAAGGTGACACAAAGGCAACTATGGCTGTTGTGCAGATAAGAAAGAATCCAGATAATATGCAAGGCATATTGGATAAGTTCTTTACTGCAGAAGAACCTGAAATACCAGTCGCTGAACAAGAACTGCTTGGAGGAGGTTCCCTACCACCACAGGGTCCTCCACCAGGCATACAACAATTATTACAAGGTCTTGGTGGGTAATGTCAATAAACAAAGATTTTGCAGATATTGTACATAACTCATTAGGTGATTTAGATGAAATAGGTGACAATATAATATTTCAGGAAAAAGATGATGCAAGAATATTTCAAGACCAAATGCCACCTCTTATGTTTCCTTTTGGATATTTAATTATTAGTTCAACATTTATGTATTACGATGAGGATGAAGATGGCAACACGGAGTAATGCAAACAAAGGTGTTACAGGTAGAAATTTAAATGTACCACCTGCTGCAAGAAATACACAGGATAATACACAGTCAATTAGAAGAATACCTGGTATGGAATATGGCGAGCAAAAAGAATTAGTAGAACAACAAAAAGCTGCACCATTAGCAAAAGATAATATACCAGCACAACCTGCAGCTAGACCTTTTCAACCAGTAAATGTTTTTGGACAATCACAACTACCTGACCAACCAATCACTGATGGTGCTGCATTAGGACCTGGAAGACAAGGTGTAAACCTAACTCCACAAGAAATAGGAGATTTATTTATTGTTGCTTTAGCAGAGAAATTTCCTACATCTGATACTTTTGCTTTAGCTGATGACGGATTAGTTAGATTTGACATTGACGAATAATGGTTTATCAATATACGTTTGGCGATAAATATAAAAGCGAATCAGATAAAAAAGATTTAGAACGTGCTCAGATAAAATCTTATCAAGATAGTTTTATTGATGAGAATATAGTTAATAAAACTTTGGCTATGAAATACTCTTACCCACATTTATCTACTGGGCTTATTAGTTCTTTAGTTGCTACGAATGCAAGTCCTGAACAAGTAACACAAACAGCTATAGAACAAGAAAAGATAAATGCACAAAGAAACACAGATTATTCACCTTTAAATACAGAGTATGTTTCTGCACTACCTCAGCTTATGCTAGGAAAAGCATTTGGAACTATAGGTCAGGGTGTTTCTACAGGATTAAAAGATTTCTTATCAGGAGGAAAAAGAACTCTTAGATTTGCTTTGCAATTAGCACAAGCAGCATATGAAGAAACTGTAACAAGACCGATTAGAACAGGTATAATGTTGGCAAAAGAAGTAGAGGAAGAATTAATTAATCAAGGTCTTGAAGAAAAAGAAGCAGAAAGAATTAGTCATCTTTACAATGCTTTAGGAATATTACCAGCAGAAGCAGAAAGAAGAGGGCTAACCAACGCTTTAGGTAAATTACTTACACGTAAAAAATTTGCAATACCTGATTCATATAACGAGCAAAAAGTACAAAGAGTTAGAAAACAAGCAGGTGGTCCTGATTTAGAACAAACTTTAAAATTGATAGCTGAAGAAGCAGAAATTACATCTGACAAAAGTTTAATATCTCAAGTTCCAGAAATGTACAAAAGATTAGGTGTGAGAGGCGTTGCAGACGCTTACGATAAATTTACAGGTGAAGGATTTATAGCAGCAGGAGAAGCTGTAGATTTAGCAAATGAAATAAAAGAAGCAAACCTATACAACAACAGAACTATAACTGGCGGTAGGTATATATCAGATTTACTAGGTATTGAAAACGAAAGAGCTGATTTTTGGGTTTCCGGAATAATTGATGCAGCAACTTTAATGGCATTAGACCCTGCTAATTTACTAAACAAACCAGCAAAGGCTTTGCAAAAAGGCAACGAAGTACTAAGAAAGCTTGTTAAATTACAAAAGGCAGGCAAATTAGAAGAGGCTACAGATTTAGCACAAACGTTTATAAAAGAAGATGTTAGCGATGAGTTAGTAGATTTTATAATTAACGATAAAAGCCCAGACAAATTTTTAACATTAGTAAGAGCCAATAAAGACCCAATATTTGCAAAAAAATTATACGATGCAAATACAAAAGAAGAAGTATTTGCTGCTTACGAAGAAGTATTGTTTGATGGTACAGTTTGGAATACACCAAGTTTTAATGGTACAAAAGTTATACCTGACTGGTTAAATAATGCAAGTTATAAAAAGCTAAGAGATGACCAAGCAGCCGCTAAAGCTGGTGACCCTTTAAGTACTTTAGGTAAATATGTACCGCAACAAGAAGTCAATCTTGATAATTTAACAGAAACTATGGAAACATTTATAAACTTTGCATCACTAGCTAGAGTAGAAAAAGGGTTTGCAAATAAAATAGCTTTAGAACTCACAGACGCTCTTGCTAATAAAAAATATGGGCTTGCACAAAAAATACTTGTAAAAGATTTTTATGGGCATTTAATTAATAAATATGCCAAAAATAATCAAACCAAAAAAAGTTACCAAAAATGGTCAGATAAAACTTTACAAAAATTTCAAGGAACAGACGTTGCTTATACAACACCTAGAGACGGTGCAGAAACAAGGGCTATAAAAAGATTAGGTATTTATAACGGAAAACCACAAGTAGAGGATATACCGTTTCCCTATCAAACTATGTCTCATACTTTTTATTTTACAGACTTTAGAGATGTTAAAAGAACAGTAAATACGTTAGACCAAGTATTGTCAAGACCTATTGGTAAATTAGGCAGAAGAGTAAACTCAGATACTCCTCTTGGCAAATTTTTAGATGAAGCACAATTAACATTAGACGATTTAGATTTAGCTTTACCAGAAACATTTACTGACTTATCAGACTGGTTGTGGGGTAAACAAATGGCTTGGAGTACAGCTATGTTACCTACAAGACTTGCATATCCAACAAGACTAACTTTAGAAGGATTATTTAGAGGGTATTTGTATGGTTTAGATTCATTAGGTTCAGGAGCCTACTTTGAATATTTAATGAATGTACCAGAAGATATACTAGGTCGTGCATTTAAAGAAGGAGGATTTTCAAACAGACAATTACAAGGAGAGTTAGAAAAAGCATTAGGTGTTGCTAGAACAAAAATAGCAGGACCAAAAGCTCTTAAAAAAGCATTCAGAGAAAATTTTGAGTTAGCTAAATACAACGATGAAATATTTGATAATACACAATCTGGTGTTTTAAAAATGAAGAAAGCTGTTGAATCTTTAAGAATACAATTTTCAGGTATGTGGCAAGATGATATTACACAATTAGTTTCTGATTACACAGTAAATAACAAATCTTTAAATGAACTTGCAGATAGGTTTTGGAGTGGAGATAAAAAAGAATTATGGGATGACTACCTCGTATCTTTAGATGCTGACGAAGTTACAACATCTGCAAAAGAAGTATTACAAGAACTACAAGCTTATCAAAACCATATTCTTAATTTAACCGGAGGCAACTCTGAGTTACTGGAAAGTTTTATAACAGGTGTTTATAAAAAAGTAGATATGAGAAGTTTTGATAGAAAAAGAACAGAGAACATAAAAGCAGTTACAGAAGGTATAGAAGATATGTTACGCACAGCAGGAGGTAAAAGACCTACAGAAATACCAACTCCTTTAGATTTAAAAATTGCTGATAATTTTGATGACTGGTTAAAAGAACAAGGTAGAAAAGGTTTTCAAACTTGGCAAGATGCTATTTGGTATTTTGCATCTTCTATAGAAGCAAACGCTATAAGAATACCTTTTTACAAACAATTATATTTTAGAAAGATAGCAGAGGATGTATTTATAGCAGACGAAAAAGCACTTACTAATATTGTAGGTAGAATAAAAAAACTGCCTAAATCTTTACGTAAAGAACTTTATGAGCTACATCCAGAATTGAGAAAATCAACTGCAGAAATACAAGAGCTAGTACAAAAAAATAATTTGCCTAAGTTGTCGCTTGAAGCATTGGATTTAAGAGCACAAACATTTGCAAAACAAGAAAGCGATAGAATATTTTACAATTTAAGTAACAAAGGTTTAGCAGCTGATACTTTAAGATTTACATTTCCGTTTTTTGAAGCATTTAAAGAAGTAGGTTTTTCTATGTTAAAAGGTATAAGACAAAAACCAGGTGCTGCAACTAAAGTAACACACGGTATAAAAGCAGGAAGAAATGAAGGCATTATATATAAAGACCCATTAACAGAAGATGATTATGTGGCTATTCCTATACCAGGATTTATGGCAAATAAAATATTAGGCGAAGGAGCAAGTAAATTAAAACCATACGTAACTGTACCTCTAAGTGGATTTAATTTAGTTGGTGCAACATTATTGCCAGGCGTAGGACCTGTTGTAGGTGTACTTATAGGTGCATTTTCTGGGGAACTTAAAAAAATATTTGGTAGAGACACATATAAAATTATTGTACCTTATGGCACACCTATTGAAGATTTAGATGAACTGTCACCAAGTAGTGTTCCTACAGTATTAGGAAGAATATTTATACCTAGCTATTTAAAGTCATTGTTATCATCAGCAGAAATAGCAGCAACAGGAAACTTGCAAAGTATATTTCAACAAGAAACTATAAACAGTAGGGCTTTAGACCAAGTAAAAATAGTAGGAGCAAACACACACACTCCTTTACAAACTGAAGAACAGTTTAGGGAGTTTGATAGAAAAGTTGTAGAGGGTACAGCAGCAAGATTATTATTTGAAGGCATTATAAAATCTTTTGCTCCATCTCCACCTAGATTAATATTTCAAACACCTTTAGATATACAAGGTGAAGATGTAGGTGTAAGATTTAAACCTTTTGTAGATGCAGTAATAGCAGATATGGATTTAGGAAAAATAGATATAGAAGACGGTAAACATTACGTAGGACTAGGAGTATTGAGTTTATTTTATTCTGAACTACAACAATCTATGATTGAAGAGTTTGGAGAAACAGACGGTCCTTTCTACGCTTGGTTAACATTCTCACAAATGACAGGTGTAAATAGTATTGAAGATTTATCTGGTGTTGTATCTAATGCTTTATCTAAACAAGGTAAGTACGATGACCTTGTAGGTAAATCACCACGAACAAGAGAAGATTTAGCATTTGCAGAAGCAAATCCTGAAATTGTAGAAAAATATGATGAAACATATCTTTATTTAATGTCTGGTATTAGTGAGGCAGGAGAGTTAGAACCAACATTATTTTTTGAACAAATACGTAAAGGAGATAAAGAAGCTATTGACCCTATATTTTTTATGATAGAGGCACAAGAATTTTTATTTAACATATGTTATGAATCAGGTACAAAAATGTATAGAGGAGATAATAGTCAAAAAGCAAGGGATGCTAGAAATAATGTTTTAACAAATTGTAGAGAGGATTTTCCATTTGGTGACGGTAGAACAGAAATAAACTATGAAGCCCTTGTAGGAAGAAAAGTAAGAGAACCTAAAGATTACAGGTCACGTTGGGTAACTAAAATGAATGAGTTAGAACAAATAGCATTTGATGACTCATTAGAAAATTATGAAGTACAACAATACATCAAAGAATACTTTCAAAGAAGAAATATAGCTTTAATTAATTTATCTAACAAATCAAAAACTTATACATTTCCAGAAAATAAAAAAGAACTTGAAAGACAACTTGCAACTGGTAATTCTGATATTGCACAATATGAAAGAGAGCAATTAAGAGAAGTAGCAAATATATTAATATCAGAAAATGCAGATTTTGCTGTTGTTTACGATGAAGTGTTAAGTTATGAGATACAATACAATAAGAGATATAAAGTCGGAGGATAATGTCTAACGGAGAAGAATTAGAAAATAATTTAGAATTTATTAGTTATATAAATCAAATAGTAGCAGCTAACAATTATGTTATACCACCAGAAGTTGTAGGTGTTGATGCAAGAGTTAAGTATATATTTGATAATTTTGGTGTAGATTTACGAGCAAATTTTGACGCAATAAAAGATGTACAAGAAGAAAGAATACTTAAAGACCCAGTTGGTTTACCTAATGAGATAGTGGTAAATGGAGAGGTAGTAAATACATACGATTATTTAGTAAGAGAGTTTCCTGGTTTTGTTCCTTATGTAACAGGTGACGCAAAAACAATATTAGATTCTTTTAGAACAGAATCACAAATTAAAGAAATACAACAACAACTACAAGATGCAGGATATTTAAAACAAGGTTCATATTTTGCAGGAATATTAGATGAAGTAACTTATCAAAAATTTAATGAATTACTTAAAGATTCTAACAATAATGGTAGTAAGTGGAGAGGATTTTTAAATAGAGTATTAACTAATCCAAAATTAGATTTATCTGAAATACCTGACAAACCTCAACTAGATTATAACGAAATAACAAATACAGTAATTACATCTGTAAAAAGCGAGATAGGTAGAGAACCTACTAAAGAAGAATTAGATATACTTACTGGCATTTTGTCAGGTTACAAAACAGAAGAGTTTGAACAAGGCGTAAGTGCTTTAATTGCACAAGCAGGTCCACAATATGAGATGGAAAAAATTATGTTTGAAGGTAAAAATATAGCTACAGGCGGTGTAAGAAAGTTAGAAGAACCAGAGGTAGTTGTTGAAAACGCAGAAGAAAAATTTACTTCTAAAGTTAGAGAGCTATTTAAACCTGAAATGGACTTAAATCAAAGAAGGGAGCAAACACAAAATGTTGCCAATATTATTAAGTCTAGTGTTGCTGGGCTCAGGAGCATCGGTGGCTGAAAATCCATATGATGTAGAAGGTGGATTAAGTCCTAGTGATATTGCAGGTTTTGCAAAAAAAGCAGGCTTTCCAGAAAAGGAAATACCTGAAGCAGTAAGAATAGTATTACTTGAATCTAAAGGTGTACCAACTGCTTTACAAGAAAAAGCTGATGACCCTGCTGTAGGATTATTTCAAGTAGATTTAAAACCACATTGGGATAAAAAAGGCGAAGATAATCCTATGCGTAAATGGTTTAAGCAAAGAGGTGTAAATACTAGGGAAGATGCTGTAGAATGGTTAAAAGACCCTTTGAACAATGCAGAGGCTGCTTTCAAAATATGGTCAGATAGGAAGAGAAGTAAAAATAGTCCTACTGGTTGGGAAGCTTGGTCTGCATATAATGGTGGTAACAAACCAGTAAACAGAGAGCAAAAAGATTGGAATATGGCTACCAATGCTATGGAAGCATATATGCAGTCTTTACAACCTAAAGATGAGGTAAAGATGGAAGAAGAAACAGTAGAAGAAGTTGTAGAAATACCAAAGGTAGAAGAACCTACTGTAGAGCCACAATTAATGCAACAAGAAAACTTTTTAAGACAAAGACAACAAGAAGCATTTAGAGCTAAAGAAATAGAACAAAGAACTATGACACCTAGAAAACAAAAAATTAATGATGTGTTTGTTAAATTATTTTCTAGCTTAGGGAGAATGTAATGGCACAAATAGTAGTTTATGGACCTAATGGAGCTAGAACAACAGCCAACAATGTACTTACCGAACTAGATAAAGCTAGAGGTTTTACAAAATCAGAGTATGAAAGATTATTAGATGGAGAAATACCAGGTAGAGAAGGATATAAAGATGCCGATAAAAACTATCAATCTCCAGAACTTCTTACACCAGACTATCCAGGAGATTATGGTGGAGAAGATGCTTCAACACCTATGGATGAAAGAGAAAGTGTAGTTGGTATTGGTAACACAAATTATGACCCTAAAGATTATACAACTGTAGATGAAAGTGGTGAAGTAGTAGTTACAGAAAACGGTATACCTGTAGAAAACTTACAAACAATTCCTCAAGGAGGTGAAATTGTAAAGTCCGGAGATATGTATTTTATTCTATATCCAATACCTGGAACTAATTTACAAATAAATTACAGTGCAACAGAACAAGACGTAAGAGGTTTATTGCCTTTAACTTTTGACAAACAAGAATTTAGAGAAGTCAATTCTGAGTATATAAATTCTACAGTAGCTTTTGGAAATGTTGCTGAGTTATATAACCCTGAATATTTACAAACTGGTCTTACTCCTTGGGAAGGATTTATTGATTATCTTGATAAAGAAGCAGAATTAAGACCTTGGTTAGATAGTGAAGAAATGGTGTTTTTGTTAGCAGAAGCAACACTAGAAGGTCGTGCAGTAACAGAAGCAGAATGGAAAACAACAAATTGGTGGAGAACACACACACAAGATGAAAGAGATTGGTTGTTGTTATCACAAGGAAAACCACTAGACGAATTACCTCAAGATGCACAAAGCAAAATACAAGATGATAAAATTCAAATACGTAATTTGATGCAAGAAGCAGGTATAGCTAATCCACCAGAAAATGTTATTAATTGGGTTTCTAATAAATTTACAAGTGGCAGTTGGTCTAGCGTATATACACAAGACCAAATATCATTAATTGCTGACCCATCAAAAGTAGGAAATTTAGACACAGAGCTTCAAGATTTTATATCAGGCGTAGATATTGATTCTACTACAGCAGGTGAAGATAGAGTTTCACAATTATATAATAGATATCTAGGTCCAGTTTTTGGTAATATTAATGATACTTTGATTGCAGAAGAGGCTGGCAAATTAAGAAATGACGTTGATTACGAAACAGAACTTATTAAAAAATTAACATCACAAAAGAAAAGTTTGTTTCCTATGTATGAAGAAAATGTTACTTACGAAGAGTTTGCTGCTCCTTGGCAAAACTTTACAAATAATGCGTGGGGAACACAAATTGATACTACAAGTGATGTATTTCAAGAAGTGTTAAAGTTAAATGATTCAACCAAAGTAAATAAATATCTTACAAAAAAAGGATTAGAACAAGGCGTAGATAAAGTAGTTAATGAAGCTTTAGATGCTATGAAAGTGTTTGGTCAGGGAGTTAGAATAGTATAATGGCAAACTTTGAACAAGAAGTAAAAACACTTTATCCATTTTTACCGGATGCTCTAGTAGATTTATTTATAGAAAAGTATATTGACTTTGATAAAAATGTGAATCTAGCGTTAAACGCAGTGAGAGCAGATGATAACTATGATAATTTTTTTCCAGGAAATAAGAGAGCTGACGGTTCTGTAAGGTTATCCGAAGCAGAATATGGTTCTGTTATAGAATCTTATAAGGATGACCTAAGAAAATTTGGTGTTAATCCAGATATATTTGCGAATAATTTTGCTCAACTTATAGAAGGAGATGTTGCACCAACAGAGTTTCAATCAAGACTTAATACTGTCTATAGCGGTATAGAACAAAACATACCTGAAGTAAAAGAATATTATGCAACTAATTTTGGTATTGATTTATCAGAAGAATCAATATTTGTAGCAGCAGTAGATACTACATTAGGTGACGCTATATTGTCTGGACAAATAGCACAGTCACAAATAGGAGGAGAAGCCGAAGCAAGAGGTTTTGAATTAGACCAAACACAAATAGAAAGACTTCAAAGGTTTGGTGTAACACAAAGACAAGCTAGGGAGACATTCCAAGCAGCACAAATACAAGTTCCAAGAATACAAGAGCTACAACAAAGGGGTGGTAGAGAAGTTGCAGAAGAAGATTTGTTTGATGTAGAAGAGTTTACAGAAGCTGCAGTATTTAGGTCACCTGAAGAATTAGAAGAAATAAGAGTGCTTGAAGCAGAAGAACAAACAAGATTTACACCTCTTACAGGTGCTGCAAGAAGAGGACGTAGGGTAACAGGTCTTACACAAGAATAGACTTGACATACTATATCTAGTGGTATAATAAAATTAACGCATAGCGGTAGTCTGCGTAAGAAATTGACTCTGCACCTCCGGTTTATATCTGGCGTGTAAACTGAGTATACAATTCGCCTAGTATCTGAATAGCCGAAAGTGGCTGACAATTTTTGTTATTCTTAATTATTTTATTTGTCGCCTATCGCATTACATTCCCAAGGGTAATGCAGTTTATAGCAATACTTGGAGTAGGAGAAAATATGGAAAACGAAGTAGAAAATACAGTAGAAGAGACACAAGAAGATAATAATGCTATCAAGCAAATGCGTGAGCGTATTAAAGAACTTGAGTCAGTAGAGAAAGAGTTTAAATCTGTACAGATGGCAAACGCTATTAAAGATGCAGGATTTGACCCTAACTCTGGTGAAGGTAAAGCATTAAAAGACTTGTACAAAGGTGAGTTAGAAGTAGATGCTATAAAGCAATTTGCTGCTGATTATGGTTGGGGAGAAACTCCAGCTGAGCCAACTCAAGAAGAACTACAAAGACAAAGAGTTGTTTCTGGTCAAGATAGTTTAGATACTGTTATAGAAGCATCAGTTCCTGTAGAACCTGTAGGCTTAGATGACCAAATAAATCAAGCACAAGCTGATGGTGATTGGCAAACAAGTTCTAATCTCAAAGCAGATAAATTAAGAGCACTAACTAAAAAACAGTAAAGGAGATTTAAATGGGTGCAGTATCAGGATTGGGAGACTCGTATGACCTCCCGAATTACGTAGGAGAGTTATTTAACATAACACCTAACGATACACCTTTCCTTTCTGCAATTGGTGGAATGACAGGCGGTAAATCAGTTACCTCTAAACAATTCACCTGGCAAACAGTTGACAATGCAGCAGCAGCTCAAACAGTAGTTGCTGAAGGTGCAGATGCAACTTTCGCAGAAAGAAGTAGAAGCGAAGTAACAAATGTTACTCAAATTATGCAATATGGTGTACACGTTTCATACACAAAACAAGCAGCAACAGGTAACCTAAGTGGAGAATCCATTTTAGGAAACCAACCAGTACAAGATGAATTAGCTTTCCAATTGGATATGGCTATGAAAAGAGCAGCTAGAGATATAGAGTTCTCTTTCTTGAAAGGTACTTATGTTGCAGACACAGATGTATCAACAGCTAGAAAAACAAGAGGTATGTTGGCAGCTATTACAACTAACGAAGTAGCAGCAGCTTCAGCAGCTCTTGACCAAGCTAAAGTTGATTCATTGTTAAAGTCAATGGCAGATAATGGAGCTCCTTTTGAGCAACCAGTTATTTTTGCTAACGCTTTTCAAAAGCAAAAACTATCATCAATCTATTCAAGTGCATTATCACTTGCACCAAGAGATAGAAACATTGGTGGTGTAAATATCACAACCATTGAAACTGACTTTGGTGAAGTAGGTATTGTCTATGACAGACATATGCCTGTTGATGATATTATGATTGCTGACCTTGCGTATTGTAAGCCAGTATTCTTAGACATTCCTGGAAAAGGACACTTCTTCGCAGAGCCACTTGCACAAACTGGTTCAGCTTATAAGTTCCAAATCTATGGAGAGGTCGGATTAGAATATGGTCCAGAGCAATTCCACGGCAAAATTACAACACTATCTACTTCCTAATAAGTAGTTAGATAGTATATTTATTAGAGGGAGATAAATACTTCTCCCTCTAGTAACATAGGTATATATGGCAGCAGTAAGCACACTTGTAGATAGAATATATAGAGATTTTTTAAACAAACCTGATGATTTAGCAGCGTTCTCTAGGTTAGATGGTGCTATTACAGATTCAGATACCTCACTTACTTATGAAGATGGTTTGTTTAGTGTAGAAGAAGAAAACTTGTTAGAAGCAGGTGCATTAGTAGAAATAGACCAAGAACTTATGTTAGTTACTGATGCTAACCCTTCTACAAGAGTATTAACAGTTTCCAGAGGATATGCTGGTACAACAGCAGCAGCACATTCTGACAAAGATAATATATTTTTAAATCCAACATTTCCTCGTAAGTCTGTGTTTGATGCAGTAGCAGATAACATAGTAAGGTTATATCCAAGTTTATACAATGTAACTACAACTAATGTAACCTCTAATTCAACATACGCAGAAGTTCCGGCAAGTACAGTTGAGATACTAACTTCTTATGTACAGAATGCTAGTGGAGAACAATACACATCTGCTGGTATAGAACTACTTAGAGATTTTCCACCTTCTACAACTAATACTGCTGTACAGTTTTACAACACAACTAATGGTAAAACAGTACATTTAGTTGTTAAGAGAAAGTTTGTAAGACCAACAGCAGAAACAGATGACCTTGCAACTACTTGTTTAATATCTAACGAGTACGAACAAATAGTTATGGTTGGTGCTGTAGCTGACATTGTAGGTGCTACAGATATAGATGCAACAACACAAGAGTTTATTACAGAAAAACTAGCACAAGAAAACTATCCAGTTGGTTCAGGAGAAAGACTTAGAAATGCACTACTTAGACTTAGGTCGTTGTTGATAGATGAAGCACGAGGTAATCTTCGTTCTCTTTATCCTGCACCTGTGTCCATAATGAACATAAACTATAGTGCATAATGGCAGTATTACCTTCCTCTGCTAACACATCACACCCACAGGCTTTTGGCTATGAAGCAGATTTAGATGATTTGTTTTTACGCTTTGCTGCTGGTCCTGGTAGGCAACTTAATATAAACACTTCGCCACTACAGGCACAAGCTATAAATACATCAGAAACACCAGAAGATTTCCAACAAGAGTTTGGTCAGATTTATTCTAGGACAGACTTTTCTGGTGGTAGTGGTTTAGATAAAGCACATCAGAGAAATGCAGGACAATTTGATTTCCAAAAATATTGGGATAGTAAAGGTGTAGATGTATTTAGTGGTAAAGATGTAGGTAACGAATACAAAGTATCATTACTACACGATACTGATGAATTAAGTAGCACAACAGAAACAAATTTATATATGCAAGAATTAAGTGGTTCTATATTCTTTGCAGATGGTGATGTGTTAAAAAGGATTGATTCGCCATTAGATACTAGTCCATCTGTAACATCTGAAACTGCACCTAGTGCAGGTAATGATATTACAGGTATGGCTGTCTTAGGAACAAGGCTATACCTAGTTGCTAATGGTGATGTGTATGTAAGAACTGCTGCTTCTACTTACTCTGTACACAACAATCATAAGACTTATAGCAAAATATGGTCTATGAAAGGTCGTATTGTTGCTAGTGATACTTCTGGTGATTTGTTTGAAATACCTGATGGTAGCACACCAACAACTATGAAAACATTACCTACTGGCACAGAGTGGACAGACTTAGCAGATGGTGGTGCAGTAGTATTAGCTTGTGCAACAGATGGTTATATATATTCTTTTGCAGATGAATCATCAAGTCTTACACTAAAAGGTCAGACATTTATAGAAGGGGAAGTGCCTAATGCAATAGATGCAGCACAAGGTCTTATATTTTATGGTACATATCAGAACACTGCTAGTGGAAAGATTGGCAGACTATATGTAGCAGAAATAACAAATGCAAATAGTTTGTATGTCTTAGTCAATGCACAGTTACTTAAACAATGGGGTAATGGTTCAACAACACTTAATCAAGCACCTTATAAAATTATATCCACTAGAGATAGTATTTATACAGGCATAGTAGATAGTGCAAGTAAAACAAATCTGTGGCGATATTATCTACCAACAGGTGGTATAGCTAGAGATTTAGAGTTTGGTGAAAGTGGGATAGTAGAGGGTATAGCAGTATTCTCTGACAGAATATTTGCAACAGTATCAGGTGGTGGTTTGTATAGAGAAAGCACAAGTTATGTGTCAGCAGGATATGTAATTATGGCACTAGCTGATTTCTTTACATCAGAAAAGAAACAATGGGTAGGAGCAAAAGTTACTTGTAATACAGTATCTGCTGGTTCTGTAAAGCTATCTACATCTATATCACCTGAAGATATAAATGCACCTACTGCTAATACTTGGTCAGAACAAGTAAGTATTACTGGTGGTGTTGGTGGTGAAGAACAGATTGTAGAAAATGTTATAGGTAGATGGTTAGCAGTCAAGATAGATATTACAACAAATGATACAAATATATCTCCTGAATTACTGTCATTTGCTGTTAGAGGCTTCCAGTTAGTAGAGGATTTAATTGTAGATATGCCTATAAATATATCTGACCAAGTAGAAAGACCATATAGAAAAGCACTTAAAGTGACAGGTCAAGGTGACCTTATATATCAAGCTCTGCGTAACAAAGAAGGTAAGAATGTCCAATTAGAGATATACAGACCACAAACCTTTTTGCGTGGTATCATAGAGAATGTATCAGCACCTATTGAGGAAATAAGCAATAGAGGTAGTACAACTGTATATTGTTTAGTACGATTTAGAGGTAGTAAAATATTTACAGTTTCTACTGCAAGTTCTAAATTAGGTGTAGGATTATTAGGAGTAGATAGATTAGGATAGAATGACAGCACAAGAAACAAAACTTTTAAATGCGTTTGAAACAACTTTATCAACAACATTAGGAGCTTCAGGCACAACTGCAACATTAACAGCAGTTACTGATGCTGCTAGTAATAATATAGAAGCACCTTGTTATCTTGTTATAGAACCAGATTCATCAACCAACAGAGAGTATGTACTTGTTTCTGCAATTAATGTTGGTACAAAAACAATTACATTAGGAGATGGTGGTTCATCATATAGATTTTTAAAAGGCTCATCAGCAACTTCTGGTTTATCACACGCATCAGGTTCAACAATTCGTTATGTTCCTATGGCACAACACATTGAAGATATAAATGACAGGGTAGATACCATAATTAACGAAGCTGGTACAGCAGTCAATACAACATTATTTTTAGATGAAGATGATATGGTTTCTGATAGTGCTACTAAAGGTGTAACACAGCAATCAGTTAAAGCCTATGTAGATAGCCAGGTAACAGCACAAGACTTAGATTTTGGTGGTGATAGTGGAACTGGTGCAGTTGATTTAGATTCACAAACATTTACTATTGCTGGTACAGCAAATGAAGTTGAAACAAGTGCAACAGGTCAAACACTTACTATAGGTCTACCATCATCTATTACTGTCAATGTGACAGGAAATGTTACAGGTGATTTAACTGGTAATGTAACTGCTACTTCTGTACTTGCAGATGGCGTAACAGCTACAACACAATCTGCTAGTGATAACTCTACTAAAGTAGCAACAACTGCTTATGTAGATGCACAAGTGACAGGAGAGGATTTAGACTTTGGTGGTGACACAGGCACAGGCTCTGTAGATTTAGATAGTCAGACATTTACCATAGCAGGTACAACTAACGAGATAGAAACATCTGCTACTGGACAAACACTTACAATAGGTCTGCCTTCTAGTATTACTGTTAATGTTACAGGTGACTTAACTGGTAACGCATCAACAGCAACAGCTTTAGAAACAGCAAGAACTATTGGTGGTGTATCATTTGATGGTACAGCAAACATATCTCTGCCAGGTGTTGATACTGCTGGTACACAAAACACATCTGGTACAGCAGCAGGATTATCTGCAACATTAGTTGTTGGTAGTGGTGGTACAGGACAGACAAGCTATACAGATGGTCAGTTATTAATAGGTAACTCTACAGGTAACACATTAGACAAAGCAACATTAACACAAGGTTCTAATGTAACTATTACAAATGGTGGTGGTTCTATTACTATTGCTGCAACAGATACCAACACAGAATATACAGCAGGTGATGGTTTAGATTTAACAGGCACAGTATTTAGTACAGACTTAAAAACCAATGGTGGTTTATCAATAGATACAACAGAGTTAAAACTAGACTTAAATGATTTATCTGCTGCGAGTGTTAGTGTAGCAAACGATAGTATTGCTATAATAGATGCAGATGATAATTCATCTAAGAAAGAAAGTATTGCAGACTTAGCAACAGCTATGGCAGATGGTTCTACAATTACAGCAAGTAATGGTGTTCTAACTGCTGCTGGTGGTGGTGGTGGCGTTAGTCTAGGATTAGTATTAGCATTAGGATAAGAGGAGAAAATGGCAGAAGCATTTAAGAACGCATACCTGGATGTAACCAGTTCAGCACAGACTATCTATACTGCACCTGCAAGTACAGAATCTGTTGTTATCACATTGAGAATTACCAATGTTGATGGTGCAGCAGATGATACTATTACAGCAGATGTCGTAGATGGAACTTCTGGAAATGCAAGAATCGCAAATACATTATCTGTTCCAGCAGACACAACAATAGAGTTAGCAGGAACAAGTAAGATTATTCTTGAAACTGGAGATTATATACAACTTACAGGTGGTGCAGCTTCAGGCGATTTAGAAGCATATCTGGGTGTCGTAGAAATAACATAAGGAGTTACATATGCCTTATGGTTATCTAGGACAAAATACACCAAATCAAACTAAATCTAATAGTGGTGTATTTTCTATATCTGATGTAGCTGATTTAGAAAAACAGGGTAAGTTTGGTGGTAGCTTAGAACTTATTGAGGAAAAATCTATTAGTGCAGTTTCATCAGCAGATTTTACAAATATAAAAGGTACACTTTATGATATACATTTTCTAACTATTAATAATGTAGATGTTGCAACAGATGATGATAGATTACAATTAAGATTTTCTAATGATAGTGGAAGCACTTTTGAAAGTTCAAATTACCAATATGCAAATCAACAGGGGGAAAGTGATGGAACATTTCAAGAAAGTAGAACAACTACAGGAACAAGTTTAATTACTACTTGTTTGACAGGTAATGCAACAAATGAAAAATCAAATAGTTATATATATTTATATAATTTGTCAAACAGTTCAAAATATAGTTTTCAAAATTGGCAATCAAATTCTATTAGAAGTAGTGGAAATTTAGAAATGAGATTTGGTGGTGGTGTATATGCAGTTGCAGAAACAATTAATGCAATAAGATTACTGTCAAATGCAGGAACAAATTTTTCTTGTACTGCAAAACTCTATGGAGTAAAACAACTATGAGTGCTTTAAGATTAATTAATGAAACTGTTGCTGATACTTCTGTAACTGCAATCACTATTAATAATGTATTTTCAGCAGATTTTGATATTTACAAAATTGTTTCAACTTTATGTATTACCACAACTGCAGGTGCAGACCAAGATGTAAGATTTGTAAATTCTAGTGGAAGTATTATATCTGCAAGTAATTATGATATGGCTTCTTTAATGATGAGAAGTGGAGATGTTTTTTTAGAAAGACCAATTACTAGAACAAATATTGATAGAGCAGATTTTTGGTTACAACAATCTAACACAGTAGGTGGTGGAAGTGTAGGATATATTTTTAATCCATTTTCATCTAGTTCATACACATTTTACATAAATCAAAATCAAGGACATTTAGTTGGTACTTATGCTTATGGAAACAAACAAATAGGTGTATTAAAGCAATTAACTTCAATTACAGGAATACATATTTTTAATGGAAGTACAAGTGAAAATTTTAATAGTGGAAGTATAAAAATTTATGGACTAAGGGTAGATAATGGGTAAATTAGTACAAGTAGCAACAGAAACAGTAACAAGTGCAGTAGCAGAAGTATCTTTTAATCAAATTACTACTGATGATGTTTATATGATTGCTATGAATAATGTTCAATGTGCTACTGATAATAAAGATATGAGAATACAACTTAAAAATGGTGCAACAGTTTTAACACCTTATAGCAGGGCAAGTAAAGATTTAAGACCAGATACAACTTTTGGTAATAATTCTGCAAGTGGTGCAACAAGGTTTGATATTAATGGTGCAACAGGTAATGGTGCAAATGAAACAGGACAGGGAATATTTTATTTATTTAATTTTAATAATGCTAGTGAATATTCTTTTATTACCTATGAAACTAATTATTTAACATATACAAATCTAATGATTGGACAACAAGGTGGTGGAGTTGTAACACAGGCAAGTGCTTGTGATACTATTGTTTTTTATTGGGAAAGTGCAAGTAATTTTGCAAGTGGAACATTTACATTATATAAGGTGTTATAGATGAGTGATAAAAGTAATAAGTATGGATATGTAGGGGTAGATATACCTGCACAAAGTTTTGGATTAAACAAAGGTGTATTCAATCCTGCTGAAATAAATGAATTAGTAGCAGATAATAAATGGACTACATTTGGACAATTAGAATTAATTGAAACTAAAAATGTATCAGCTTTATCTAGTGCAATTTTTACTTCTATACAAGAAAGTACATACAATGTTCATTTTTTAACAATAAATGATTTTCAACCAAGTGTAGATACTATTCAAT